TGTTAATGTCATCTTCGGTGGACGATGAAGAATATCAGCAGTTTCGAGATAGATATGAGGAAGTCAAAGCCAAGGTACTCGAAGCATATCCAGTGGAGGTGAAGGGATGAAGATGGTGAAGCATTGGAGTATCGTAAGGAATACTGGTCACGGCATACAGACTACTACGCTTTGCAACCGTATGAGCCAAGCCGATCCAGATGGAATGAACATTACAGACACACACGAATTGGTAACATGTAAAATTTGTTTGAGAATATCAAGAACAGAATGGGGAAAACAAATTATATCTCAATGTGAGGACACCCCATGACTACCACTACTGCATGCAGGTACACGGTCAAAAAGCATCTAACCCATACAGGAGCCAGAAATGAATGACGATAAATTGGTAGAGAAAATACACGATCTGATATCAGACTACTATCCGGAAGGCTGGGCATACGAGGAGACAATGATGACCGAACTGCTTGCCCTCATCCGCACCGAGGTCAACGCTGCCCTGGATAGAGTGAAAAATGCAGTATCTACACAAGCCGTCAGTGATAGTAGATGCAAATGTCATCAGTGTATTCAGGCTCGTGGGTTCAACACTTGCTACGACGCTTTTACTCGGGCTATTGAAGGAGAGAAACGATGAGCGATGAATTGGAAGCGCAGGGCAAAACAGCGTTTGAGATCCATCAGCGGGTGATAAATCTCAAGACTCAGATGGGGCTTTCGTTTGTGGCAATGGGCGGACTGCTCAAGCAGATCAGGGACGGGGAGTTGTTTAAAGTTCTGGACTATCCCACTTTCACAGCGTATGTGGTCAATTCAGAACTCGGGTTTATGCGCCGGACTGCGTATTACTACATCGAGATTTTCGAGTGGTTCGTGGACAGGCTGAATTACAAGCCGGAGAAACTCGCGGAATTGGGATACGACAAATTACTCAAATTGCTCCCGCTCATCAAGTCGGATCCGGAGAACGCTCATCAGTTGATGATCGAGGCGGAATCTCTCAAGACCAGCGATTTTGAGAAGCGCCGGAAGGATGAAAAGGTCGAGGGAACCGGGGAGGGGTTTCTGGCCGCGCCGGAATACGTGAAATGCTCCTGCCACGGGAAATGGAAAATCATAGTTCCCAAAGAGGATTGCTGTCCAGACTTCCTCTCGGAGTTCGGGGATGGGAAACTCCGGAAGGTGGTGGGGCATGACGCGGAGTGGATCGCGGAGGCGATCGAGAGCCTCACCGTGGGTATCGGGATCCGGGATAACAAGCGCACAAAATTGCTACAACTTGTCCAGTTGATCGAGGAGGCCGGGAAATGAGAACCCTGTATATTTCTATCGTGAATTGGATCCGGGATTTCTCCGGCGGGAACCCATAACGCGGTGCTGGACTTGTTGGGAGCCGGGTCATACGCTCCGGGCGAAAGCGCAGAAAGGGAAAAAGAGGTATTGCTGTGAAAAACATTTTGACAAGGGATGAACATTGGTTTACTATGCGGTGGAAAGGGGGTGCAGTATGTTTGAAAATCAGCAGAGTTCAGTATTACACATGAGCGCAGTCAATTTGATCCGGAGCAATCTCCCCGGCGCTTTGGCCATGTCTACGATCTCCCGGAATCCCCGGTACGATCTGGAATGGCGCGGGATCTGGGTGAGCGTGAAGGTGGCAAAACACCTGCTCAAAAAGGATGACAATAAAGAGCGATGGTATTTCACGCTCCGGGAGGATGACCGGAGGAGCGCGGATATAATCGTTTTCATCTGCCTGAGTCGGGAGGGAGAGCGGGACAGCGTCTACGCCGTGCCAAAAGATTTCATCCCAAAAAGTTCGGTAACGATTACTCACGACAGAGGCCGGTATGCGTATTTCGAGGTCAAGGACGTGTCGGCCGTCGCGGGTCGGATCGGGGAGATCCTCAACGAAGTCCCCAGGCTCCAAAAACTACTCAAATAGGAGATTCCCGTGATTCCTGTAAAATTGCCTCAGGACGGGGTAGAGGATCTGGTATTGAAAGATCTCTACACGATCGAGGATTTGAAGTTCATCGGGTATCTGTTTCAGGTTGTCTACGGATGGCCGCTCCAAAAGATCCAGACCAAGAGAATGGAGTGGATCGAGAAGTGGATAAAGCATGCTCAGAAGCGGTTGACTTATGATAACGTGATCCAGATTCAACTTTACGTAGATCGGGAGAACTCACCGAAGGAAAGGAAATCGCTATGGTCGAGATTGAAGGGCTGAAAGACAAATGGCTTTACTGCAAAGACTGCAAGCGCAAGTTCATCCACACGGTCGAGGATCAAAAGAAGTTCGGCCAGAAGGGTTGGGCGGATCCCGTGCGGTGTCGGTACTGCCGGAGACAAAAGAAAATCCTGAACATAGCGCTCAAGGATAACGTGAACATCGGGGATGAGGTGAAGTTTTCGGAGGTTTGTGATAAGTGCGGGAGGCAATTCTATACGAAGTTTCGGCGGAAGGAAGGAGAAAACCTGTTCTGTGATGATTGTTTCGCGGAAATAAAACATGGGGATGTAACATGGGTACAAGGAGAAAGTTCACAGAAGAACATTGCAGAAAAAATGGAAAAGTTTTTAGCCGTGAGATGGACAAGTGAAAAAGATTGGGAGAAAAGAACTGGAATGGTCAGAGATCCGGGAGAGGCTCAAGGTTGATTTCGCGCAGAGAGGCATACAGCGGTGTGAGGTAGGGCTTCCCGGGTGTGCAGGTGTACGGTTCCTCAGTTTTGCACATAGGCACAAGAGAAGGTGGTATTACGGCACGCCAGAGTTGCTCGGAGATTTTCAACAGGTATGCCTTGCTTGTATCCCTTGCCACGGGCAGATCGAAAAGAGTCCAGAATTGACCAAGACGGTATTCGAAAGGATCCGGCCTATGTATAAAGAAAAAGAACAGGAGCGTCCAAAGAAGGCGGATTGGACAAAGGCGCACGAATGTGTGCATTGTCATTCTCAGACCTCTTTTGCGATCTGTCATCATTGCCACAAATTATCAGTAGGAAAGGAAAAAGATGCCAAGAAAAGAAAATGAGGACGGGCTGATGTCCTGGATGGATTGTCTGGTCATGGTCTACAACGGGACTCTGAAACAGGTCGTGGATGACGAGGTCAATCTGCGCATATTGCAGAGGACGCGGCTGGTCAGCGCGGGGAAGGCTTCCATGGTGATCGATCAAGACATAAACATGAGGAAGGCTAGATTGGAAGGGATGCGAAGCGGGCTTGAGGTCATTATTTTGGAAATGGCCGATGAGGAAACCAAGGAAGTGAAGGAGGGGTTGAAATGAAAACTTTTTCATTGACCAAAGAGGAAGCGCGGAAACTAGAGTTGTCGATCTCGATGGTGCAGTTGCAGGACAGGATAGTCTCAAATCTGCAAAAAGAGTATGAGATGTACCTTATGACGGTTTTCGGCCGGTGCGGACTCAAGCCGGAGGATTTCGAGCGTACCACGATTGATTTACAGGCCGGAGTTTTGAAAATAAAGGAGGACTCTGATGATGCTCCCGACATACCGAAAGTACAACAACAGCCGAAAGGCGCTCTGCCGGTTAGACCACAAGCACGACTCGGCAAAAGAGGCCATGCGGTGCAATCAACTCCAAATGAATCTACAGGGAAAGGTGATAAGCAATCTCGCGGTTCAGGTTCCGTTTGAGGTCATGTCGGGGTTCCGGTGGAAGGGTGAAGCGATCCGGGCGATCAAATATGTTGCAGACTTTGTGTACACGGAAAACGGGAAGATGATAATTGAGGACTGCAAGGGGATGAGGACTGATGTGTACAAAATAAAAAGAAAACTGCTCATCGCTCACCTGTTATCCGAGGGGGTGGAGTTTGATTTCATTGAAACCTGACCAAGAGGAAAAGATCCAAAAGAAGGTAGCAGAGATTGTGCTGGAACTTGAGTGCGGGAATTGGAAAGAGAACTCCAAAAAGATAGCCAGAAAAATTATTACTACGGTGAGGTACCATGATTCCTGTCAGCGAAAAAATAGCCATCGGGTTGCCGCGCGGAAGTGATACGCAGTTCGCGTATGAGTTCATGGAGAGCCTTTGGAAAATGTGTGGCCGGAGTCCGTGCCAGTACAAATGGTTGACTTCGGTTCACGCGCACCATATTGCCCGAAATAATATCATCAAGAATTTTCTCAAGAGCGAGTGTAATTATTTATTGTTCATCGATTCAGATATGATCTGGCAACCGGAGAGCCTAGAGCAAGCGTACGACCTTTTGCAACAGAAAGGGGTTGACCTTGTTACCGGGATTTATTTCACGAAGTCGGAGCCGTTTATGCCGGTGATCAAAAAAATGGACATGGCTTCGGGGATATTCTCAGTCACGCTCGAATGGGACAATAACCCTTTTCAGGTAGACGGGGCGGGAATGGGGTTTATGCTCATTCCTAGAAGGGTTTTGGAAAAGATGAAGGATCCCTATTGCTCATGGGATAACGGACTCTCAGAGGATTTGAACTTCTGTATCAAGGTTCGATCGCAGGGCAATTACAAACTCTGGGCGCACCCAGGGATCAAACTCGGTCACTACGGGAAAAGAACGGTAACCAACCTCAATTTCGCGATGCAACACAAGGATGCTTTGAAGGCTTGGGTGCGGGAGAGCATGCGGAGCGCGGTCATTGAAATGAGAGAGAAGTTCCCGAACTGGCGCTGGGATCTAGGTATCCATCCTTTGCAGTTCAAAAACATCAACACGAAGGAGCATTGGGACAAGGTTTACAAAACCGAAGGGACGGAGAATAACTGGCGCACCTACCCGGATCGGGACAAAATGATTGTGGATCTTGTGTCGGGATATGCGAAAAACCGCACAGAGACAATCCTGTTGGAAGTGGGTTGCGGGATCGGGGCGCTGGCGGAGCAGTTGAAAGGGATCGTGAACTATACGGGTCTGGACATTTCTGATGTGGCGGTGGAGGCAATGAAGGTCAAGGGATTTAATGCGTTTCAATGCGAGGTTCCGCCGATTGGGTACGAGAGGTCTGATATAGTCGTGGCTCTGGAGTTGTTTGAGCATCTGGACGAGGACAAGCGGGCGGAGTTCGTGCAAGAGGTTGCACGATTGATAGGGGATAAGGGGATGGCGATTTTTAGCGTGCCGGATGAGGCTTTCCCGCCGGACGAGATTGCCGAGCATCGGGTTATGTTCAATCAGGAATCGCTCTTGGCGGAACTGGAAAAGGGTTTTGAGAACGTGAAGATTATCCCGCTTCGCACCCGGGCTTCCCACAAGGCCGGATACGGGTACACCAACACTTTGATTTCAATTTGCAAAGGAGGAAAGCATGCCATTACCGCACAGGGCTAACCCGGTCATAAAAACAAACTGGGTCGGGAAAAAATCGGAGATTGTTTTTCACGATGATGAGACAGAGAAGCGATCCTACTATGAGATTTCAGTTGTCGGGGAGATCCTGCGAGTGAAGTTCCGGGAGGAGAAGCAAAAAGACCACAACGGGGACGTATACGAGTCGCATTGGTTCGCGGGGATCGAGTTCAATATGAATGAAAAATTTGCACGGGATCTGCTTATGTTTCTGAAAGATTACGTAGGGGGAGAAAATGAAGGAGAAAATTGAGATCAGGGTTTTGGAGCAGGTCAAGATGGTGCCGGTCAAGGATGTATACCTGTACCCGGAGAATCCAAGGGAGATCGATGTCGGTCAATTCCAGAAACTGAAAAAGTCCATCATTGAGTTTGGGTTCGTGGATCCTCTGGTGGTGAACAGAAGGAATGACAAAAGTTTCGCCGGCGGGGAGCGCGTGCCTACAATCATGGGCGGGAATATGAGATACCGGGCGGCCACAGAACTCGGGTTGACGAAACTCCCCGTGTCGTGGATCGATGTAGATAAAAACAAAGAGCGGATTCTGAACATTGCATTGAACAAGATCTCGGGCAAATGGGACATCGGGAAACTCGAAAAAATGGTTTACGAACTCAGCCAAAAAGATCTCGAATTGGATCTGGAACTCACCGGGATGGAGGATTGGGAATTGAAATTATATAACCCGGCGGAGGACATTGATGAGGAGGAAATCCAGAAATTGGTCGGCACGGATGACAAGCCAACTTTCGTTTTGAAGGTGATTTTTTCATCGGAAGCGGACTTTGAAAGAGCCTCAAAATTGATATCCGGGGAGAAAAAAATGCACTCAATTTTACGCGGAGATCTCCTTTTGAAGTTGCTGGACGGTATTCCGAAAGGAGAATGAAAAGAGGCTGAGGAGGCCTTTGAGCGCGTCAGGAGCAAAATCGGGCAAGCCGTAGCCGAGGATAACGTTGGGTGCCGTAAAAGTCGAAAAGACGGCCTACTGAGAGCGAGATCGGGCAGGGTTTGTCCTTATATTTCAAGGGCAGAACCGGGGAAGTGGAAAAAACGCAATTTTGACAAAAAAGGGGTAAAAATGAGTGAAATGCCGAAGCCGGTGCGGAAGGACAATTACCAGTCTCCGCGATGGTCAAATGAGTATCTCGACTGCTCGATGCCGATGACTTTTGATACCTATTCTCTCTGCTCCTATCGGTGTCAATATTGCTTTTCTTTTTACCAGCGGATCCATTCGAAGGACTATGAGCAGAACAACGCGCGGTTCGTAAATGTCGAAAAAGTGAAAAGACTTTTCACGGATCCGGACTCCTCACAGTTTGGAAAGTACATCAAAAAAAGGATCCCCATGCAATGGGGGGGACTCTCGGAACCGTTCGATCCGACATTGGAACCGAAACTCGGGGTGGGTTTGAAACTTCTCAAGTTTTTCCGGGAGATCGATTACCCGGTGTCGTTCAGTACGAAGGCAACGTGGTGGACGCGGGATGAAAAATATCTCGACGTGATCCGGGGCGCAAAAAACTTTCATTTCAAGTTTTCGATAATCACGCTCGATGAGGCAAAATACAGAATCATTGAACAGGCGGTTCCCACGCCGGAGGACAGACTGAAAGCGCTCGAGGTTGTCGCGGGACTCGGGACGGCCGGGGTCAACCTCAGACTCAGACCATTCATGATCGGGGTGAGCAATCCTACGCACGGGGAATTGATACGGCGGGCGGCGGCGGCCGGCGCTCAGGCGTTGACAACGGAGTTTTTCTGTTTGGAGGCGCGCGTGGATCTCCGGGTCAAAAAAAGATACCAGATCATGTCCGAGGCTTGCGGGTTCAATCTCTGGGACTTCTACAAAAAGAACAGCCGGGGGATGCAAGGGTATCTCCGGTTGAACTATGAGATCAAACGTCCATTCGTGGAGGAGATGCAGGATTTATGCAAAGAGGTGGGGATGGGGTTTTTTGTATCAGACGCGCACCACAAGGAAAAATGCGTCAAGGCGGACGGGTGCCGGTGGGGATCCTGTTGCGGACTCCCGGACGATGAATACTTTTCGAATTATGCCAAGTGCCAGTTCACGGAGGCTTTGACGTTCGCGAAGGAAAAAGGGGAGGTGAAGTTCACGGACATTACGAAGTTCGACACGGATTACCTGCGACTCCCGTGGAAAAAGGCGCAAGGCTTGAACAAACTCACGGTGGACAACTACACAAAGAACTTTGACCGCTCGCTGTACGACATGATGCGCTACTCTTGGAATCATCCTATGGCGAATAATTCACCCTATCGGTATTTCGGGAAAATGCTGATACCAACAGGGCTGGACGAGAACGGGGATATGATCTATCGGTTCAATCAGGCTCAATACGATAACCGGAGCAAAAAATGATTACCGCTATTGTCGGCACGAATGCCTCAGGCAAGACAGCGCTGGTCAAGAGCCTACTGGGGGATGCGAAGGTAGTCATTGACACGGGCGCGTACAAAATCACCCGGGGAAACGGCCTTGTGGCGTTCGGGGCGTATCACGATTTCAAGAAGATGGGCGGAGCGGATACGGAATCAAAAAACTTCACGGCGAAACTCGATCATTTCCTGAGAGTGTACCGGGCAGAGGATCTCTTGCTTGAGGGGATGCTTCTGTTCTCCACGCCAAACCTTGTCCGGATGAAAGGGGTTTGCGAGGATGTGCGGGTGATCGTACTCACGGCCACCTACGAGGAGATCCTGAAAAGGCTCTACCTCAGGAATAACCGGACGGCGAAACGGTACAAGGGCGTGGCCGCTCGAATGGTGGACTGCTCGAAGGTGAAAGGCCATTGCGAGGATCTCGGAATCGAATGCCTAGAGATCGATACTACAGCGTTCAGCATGGGAGAGGTGTACACCGTGGCGCGGAAGTTTTTGGGATAAATCTGGACTCTTATCGGGGGGAGTAAATGAAAGTTTGTATATTTGGTAGTAGGACATTGAGAGGGAAGCGGGTCAGGGAAATAATCAACAGCGAATTGGCCGGGAAAAAGATTGAGTATGTGGTTACCAGCGGGGAGACGAACGGGGTTTGCGCGATGGCGCGGCTATATTGCAAAGAGTTCTCAATACGTATGGGGTTGAGCCGTTCGTGCTACACCCTAGAGCCGGACAAGACTGAACGCTACGTGTCCCCGGTTCTGTTCCAACTCGGGTTTACAAAAGATGATCTAGAGGGGTAGACTGAAAGTGATGGAGGAAGGGTTCTAAAGTGTAGTTTTTTGAAAACAGGAAAGGAGGCCGGATATGGCGAGGAAAAGCAAGGTTGACTGGCTGGCGGCCAAGCAGTTTTTTTTCTCCGCGAAAAACGTAACTCTACAGGACGTGGCAATCCAATTCCACGTGGGGTACAGTTACACGCTGAGGCGGGCGGATGCGGAGAAGTGGAGAGTGGAGCGGGATCGGATCTGGTCGGAGGCGGAGAAGGGCGCTATTGAGGAGATGGAAGGCTCGATCAAGGACATGGTGAAGCGGCACTCAAAAATAGCGAGGTTCCTGCAGGCGGCCGGGTTGAACTCCCTGAAAAAGAGATTGCAGGAGATCGAGGAGGCGGAGGCGAACGGGGGGAAGGTTCGAAAGATCGATGACAGTATCCTGCTCGCGTTGGTCAAAGAAGGGTTGCAGGGGGAGCGGGAACTATACCCGAAGCAAATGCAGATCAAAGGGGACGTGGAGTTGACTGCGGAGGGTTTGTCAGACGAACTCAGGGAGGTAGCATATGAACTCATCTATCGAAAAATTGGCCGCACAAGATCCCCGCTACATGGAGGTGATGAAAAGCCTAAAGAGGGATCTACTCCCGTGGACGATGGACAACATCCTGACACCGAAAGCGGAAAAACTGGATTGGAATAATCACCAGTACCAACTCGATATTTACACGGATCCCGCTCAGAGAATGGTCATAAAGAAGGCCGCGCAGATCGGGATAACGACGTACGCGATGATCAAAGCGCTCTGGTTCGCGGACACCAACGATGTATCGGTCATCTACACGTTTCCCACCGCAGGGGACGTTCTGGACTTCTCCCGGGCGCGCATAAACCCGATGATTCAAATATCTCCGCACTTGAGCCGGGTTGTCGAGAAGGTTGACAGCGTAGCGCTGAAACAACTCGGCAACTCTTTTTTGTATTTTAGGGGCGCGTGGTCGGAGCGGCAGGCTATCTCGGTTGACTCGGACTTCAATATCCACGATGAGATCGATTTTAGCAAGCCGGACATCATCGACATGTATCAGGAGCGCATGAGTCACAGCAAGCATAAACTGTTTCTGGCGCTCTCTACACCCACCATCCCGGCGTTCGGGATTGATTACCTGTACAATCAGTCAGACATGAAGGAGTGGTTTGTCGAGTGTCCAACCTGCAAACTACAGCAGATCCTAAAGTACCCGGGATCGATTGAGGGCGGTTTGAAGGAGGCGAGGTATCGTTGTATTACCTGTAACGGTACAATCTCAGATGATGACCGGCGCAACGGGTTCTGGCGCGCCACAGGCACGAAGGACTGGGGGGTGTCCGGGTATCACATCACGCAACTCATGGCTCCGTGGATTACGGCCAAAGAGATTTTGCGGAAAAAGGACAAAGCGGAGACGAGTCCCACGGCTCAACTTTCCGGGATCCGGGACTTTTATAATTTTGTGTTGGGAGAAGCCTACGGCGGGGAGAATCAACCGCTGAACCGGGATCTCCTTTTGTCGTGTATCCAGCACAAGTTCGATCTCGAGGCCGGGGGGCAGTACACGGTCATGGGGGTTGACCAAGGGGACAAACTACACGTGGTTGTCTACACGGTCGGGGACAACCGGGATCCGAGGCTCATCCACGCCGGGGTGTACGACAACTTTGACGCGCTCTCGAATCTGATGGAGCAGTACGGGGTTGTCTTTTGTCTGGTGGACGCGCTCCCGAATAAGCACAGCGCGCGGACGTTCATGATGCAGTTTCTGGGGAAGGTTTATTTGGTCTACTACAACAACAACCAGAAGGAGATAACCAAGTGGTACAGGGATGAGGAGACGAAGGAGTACCGGGTCATAGCAGACAAGATGGAAACCCTAGACAAGATGGCGAGTTATTTCCAGAACCGGCGGGCGATCCTTCCCCGGCTTAGTTCGATGCTGGATTTATTCATCCGGCATATGTGCAACTGGGCAAAAGACAAAGTGGAGAAACCGGACGGGCGAGTGGTGTTTGAGTACAAGAAACTGGGCGCTGATCACTTTACAATGGCTTCGAATTATGCCATGATGGCTGTAGAAAAGATTTCAACAGGCTCTTTGGCAGAACCTAAGAAGGCCGACATCCCGAGAGACAAGCGGCCTATTACGTCAGGAATACTCAATGAGGAGTTCTGAAAATGCCAAATAAGCCGAAGGAAGAAAACAAAAAAGAGAGCGCAAGGGGCATGCTCCCGGAGATCGGGGGGACAGGCACAACAAACTTCCAAGGGAATATCGATACCGGGGAGTATGTTTCTGTACTCAAGGGTGCGCAGTTATACACAACTGTGGATAAGATGCGATGGTCGGATGCCACGGTCAAGGCGGCTTTGCTGATGTGCGAACTCCCGCTCAGATCGGCGGAGTGGGACATCGAGCCGGCGAGTGAGGACGCGCAAGACCAAGAGGTGGCGGCATTCGTTGAGGACTGTCTGTTTAATCGCATGCAGACCTGTTGGGATGACACTTTACGGCAGATCCTTTTGATGCATCCCTACGGGTGCATGGCTTTCGAGGTGGTCTACGGGATGCTCGACAAGGGGAAGATTGGCTGGAAGAAATGGGCGCCACGGCTCCCCAAGACAATCCAACTCTGGAACACGGATGACTCCGGGGAACTGAGAAGCATAACTCAGCAGGCGTACGTCAAGCGGGGCGGGCTGAAGACTTTTGCGACAATCGAGATTCCGGTCGAGAAACTTCTGGTATTCACTTTCCAGAAGGAGGGGGATAATTATTTTGGTACATCGATCCTGAGACAAGCCTACAAGCATTGGTTTTTCCGGGACAAATACTACAAAATTGACGCGGTGGCTCAGGAGCGGTTGGGCATTGGAATCCCTGTTATCACGCTCCCGGACGGGTTCAGCGCGAAGGACAAGACAGACGCGGAGACGATGGGGGAGAACCTCAGAGGGCATGAAAAAGCCTACTTGGTGAAGAAAACCGGCTGGGTTGTAGAAATGCTCGACATGAAAAACGGTGGGCTTAGAGACCCGATGCCGATGCTAGAGCACCACACGCGCGAGATCCTCAAATCCGTTCTGGCTCAGTTTCTGGATCTTGGAAGCAGTAGCAAGGGGAGTTTTGCATTGTCCGCAGATCAGTCTCGAATCTTTATGAACGCTCTGGAAGCCAGCGCAAAGATAGTAGAGGACGTGGTGAACAAGGAGATCGAGCGCTTGGTGGATTACAATTTCAACGTCAAGCAGTACCCGAAGTTGACACATGGGGACATTGGGAGTCCGGACGCTACGATACTCTCCACGGCGATTTCGCAGTTGATCGGGGCGAAGATAATCACGCCGGATGATGAGATCGAATCTTATATGAGAAAAATAATGAAACTCCCGGAACTCCCGGAGGGTGTCGAAACGGTGCGGGAAGCTGCTACCCGGAAGGAAGAGGAATGGAATCGGCAAATGGCGAACCGTTCGATGACGCCTGATAATCAAGACCAGAAAACACCGGGAAAGCCAGAAGAGAAGAAAAAAGACGAATTGCCGGAGAAGAAGCCTGAGCAGAAGGTGAAGGCCAGCGAGTTTTTTCGCGAGTTCACGATGGCGGAGAAGCGGGTGAAGTTCGATGAAATTGCCGAGTTCATGGATGACCGGGAACTAAGCATCATCACCAAACTCCGGACTCTGCTCATGCAGGAGCGGCCGGACTTGATCGCGCGGTTCACGGCGGCGATCGAGGCGGATGACTTCTCAGAACTGCAACGGATCGGGTGGAAACTCACCAGCAAATACTCTGCGATTTTCAAGGATGAAATGAAAGGCTTGTTTGACTGGGGCAAATTGAAATCCAGTTACGAGATCAAATCACCATCCCCGGCAACTCCACGTGAGGTAGGGGAACTGCTGAAAGCGAACGCGCTCGAATTGACCAACTTCCACGAAAAGACTCTGATGGAGGCTATGAAGGGTGCGGCCGCGGTTGCCATGATGGATAAATCCGTAACGACAGAGGAAGCGGTAGCCCGGCTCGCGGGCGTGTTCGATTCATTCGCAGAAAAGAACCTGCCGGCTTCGGCCTCTCTGGTGGTCGCGGAGAACCTGAATGACGGCCGGCGCTTCACATTCGGAACGTATCAGGATAAATTATACGGGTATCAATGGTCAGCGATACTGGACGGCGGAGTGTGCAACTATTGCATGAGCATGGACGGGCGCGTGATCGGAATACACGACAAGGCTTTCAGCGAGTACCGGCCGGGACAGGTGCATTTCAACTGCCGGTGCCTCTGGGTCGCGATCATGAAAGACGAAGTGGATCCGCCGGCCTATACTGGGATCCCCGGGATCATGGCGAATCAGGCGAACGTGCCGCCGTGGCATTTCAAGGATCTGGACATTCCTCTGCCGGGATCGGGGAAAAGGGCTATGCCGTACGGGGTGGGAGTATTTACCGAGGGGGATTCACATGCCAGATAAACAGGAAAACATTTCAAGCAAGGTGGCTTCGGATATAGCCGTGATCAAAAACCAGATCCTGAACCTCTCCGAGCAATTCAAGGGATACCGTGAGGAATCGGATCGGTGTACTGAGAAATTGACTACGCGGATCACCGTGATTGAATTGGACAATGTCGCTACCAAGCAGAAGGTTTCGAATATGACCATATTCCAGTCGGTGTTTTCGGTTGTCGTGGGAGGTGTGGCTACATTCCTTGGGAGTACGTCAAAATGACAGTTTTCTGTGATTATCTTCGGTTGGTGAGTTATTTGGCTGTCGTTTGTATCTCCATTTTCGGAATCCGGCGCAAGACCGAGCACTTTACTCTGCTTCTCATGGGGAATATACTGATGTCGGCGGGACTCGCGTTATCGGTTTTCCACGTCTACATCATCGAACGGAACAGCGAGTTTTTCAGGATTGTGATATTGACTCCTCTTTCCTTCCTCTGGGCGGCTCTGCATTTCGTGGTCATATCCAAAGACATAAAAAACGGGGGCGTAAAGTGAAAAAGAAACCTGCACAACTTTTATCCGTCATCGACATCACCAAGAGTTTTAATGAGGCCGTGTCCGAGATCGAGGTATTGCACGCCGGGGAGTGGGAGCATCCTACCTACGGGACGATCAAGATCACAGAGCAGGACATCGATACTTTCATAGCCAATTTTGATTCCAGGGTGCGCAAGGTTGACATAGCGGTAGATCAGGAGCACCGGCCTCAGGAGGGCGCGGCCGGGTGGTTCAAGAAACTGAAAAAGAAAATCAATGCAGAGGGCAAAACCGCTTTGGTGGCCTCAGTCGCGTGGACAAAACTCGGGACTCAACTCATCAAGGATGGGATTTTCAAATACTTCTCCCCGGAGTTCTCGAATGAGTATGAGGATCTAGAAACCCACGACATGTTTAGCAATGTGCTTCTGGGCGGAGCGCTCACCAACCGGCCGTACTTCAAGAGTCTCGCGCCGGTTCAACTCTCTGAAAATCTGATTGCCGGGTTTGTCCCGGCGTACGATTACAAATCCCCAAAGAAAGGAGGTAGCACTATGAAATTCACACTTGAAGAACTCAAGGCCAAATTGGCAGAGGATCCGAAGTTTGTTTTATCAGGGGAGCAGGCGGCCGATGCCGAGCAGGTAAAACTCTTTGATGAGGCAGTCGCGGATCTGGCCAAGGATGCCGAGGAAAAGGCAACACAGGAAGCCGCCGC